GGTGCCCGTCCGGGTTAATAAACCGTCAGCTGATACTGATCCCTGCCGTGGATTTTTTCATGACCACAACCAGTAAATCACTGATGTACGTTGTCGGCGTCCAGTTGTTCGCACCGGCCGACGACACATTAAACGTCAGGGTGACATGACCCCGCCCTGCCGGCATATCTATCACCGATGAGAACACCCGGCTGACATCCGTTGCCGGTTCATGGAAAATCTCAACCCCGTTCTTCAGCACCTGCAGCTTACAGGTGGAATACCAGTACGACTGCTGATTCGGGCTGTTGAAATTCTGGTGTTTCGTCCCGCGAAACAGCACCGGGGGAATGATAATCTGCCGGTCGAAGCCCTGGTCATCGTAAACTGTGACGGTTACCGTCCCGCTGGCATAACTGTTATTCCGGGGAAAGGCTTTCCCCACCGTCTTCACCAGGTCGCCTTCAATCTGGTTTGCAGACAGTTTCCCTCTGATGACACAGTTCTCGTTAATGGTGACATTATTGAGCGTGCCGGTATTCGCGGTAATTGCTCCGCTGATATCCGCGTTCCTGGCTGTCAGCTTCCCTTCCGGCGTCAGGGAAAACGTCGGGGGGTTGCCGGATGACGTGATACTCGCCGCAAACAGACGCTTCAGGAACACGTCGTTCATGAACAGCTGATTCCCCTGCGCCACAAATAACGGAGTGCTGTTGCCGCTCTCCGGATTTATCATCGCGATACGGTCAGCCAGCAGCAGTATGTTGCTCAGTGGCTGGCCATCAGTATCCTCAATCCCTGCACCAATCCCGGCCACATAGGGAATGCCGTCTTTCGTTTTTTGAACCTTCAGCATGTACAGCGCAGCCAGGTCATCATTTGTGTCCTTCTGCACGCGCTGTATCTGCTGAATGGTGGCGCTCTGGTCTTCCAGCGTTTTACTGACCGTCTGTGTGATTTCATTGCGGGTTTCGGTGATGGTGGTCTTCATCTCCGCCATCTCATCCGCAAGCTGGCTGTTGTCTATCAGCTCCCATAGCCCCTGAGCCAGATGCAGTTTTCCTATTTTTTCCCGGAAAAATTCCAGATACCCTTCACCATCATTGCTGGGCTGCCCGCTGACTTCCACAAACGCAGATTTCCCCACCAGGTTGACGCTGCGCACGTAAAACCAGAAATCCTTCCCGGGCTTAATGTGCGGGCCGGATACACTCCACTGACTGCCGGTCCCCAGATAACGGGCAGAGGTTTCCACCTGAGATGTGTCTGCGATTTTTGCCTCCGAAAACCAGAACTCAAACTGTACCGTCGGGTCATACACCGCAAGACGCGGGACCGCCGTTATCTGAAAATACCCCGGCGTCAGTTCAATGGTGGCGGGTTTTGCTGGCGCGTTAATCCGGAAGGTGGTGGTGGCCGGTTCGCCCTGCTGGCCATAACTGTTAATTGCCCTGACTGTCAGGGTGTATTCCCCGAGCGGCAGACCACTGAAACGATGCTCTGTATCCGCAGTGATGGCGGTGGTCACCAGACGGCTGTCTTCTCCGCTTCCGTTGGTCAGGCGCAGACTGAAGCGCACACCCTTCACCACCCGCGGCGTGTCCCATTTCGCCTGTGCCAGATACTGACCGTCAGCCGCGCTCACCTCCACCGTCAGGTGCTGCACAGCCGGCGGGATGACGCTGTTCAGCGAACCGGACAGTGGCTCAAAGCTGGCCCCGTTATCCACAATGGCTTCTTTTTCCGGTACGTGCTGCACCGCCGTGATGGCAAAGGTGCCGTCCGTGTTTTCCCGGATGGAGACACAGCGGAACAGGCGACGACGCAGTGACGGCAGGGAGAGTCCCCATACACCGTATGTCTCCACACCATCAGGCAGGGTGCTGACCTGTATCCGGTCCGGC